GCAGAACTAAGGAAGCCAGGAGTATCTGCATTACCAGCTTCCAGTTGTTCTAGACCGTTTTGCAAGGTTTCAATGTAATTTAGTTTACGTTTGGCTTTTTCAAACGCATCATTCTTGATCATGTTGGCAATATGGCCTTTGATGTCTGCGATGCTTGCTGTGATAGCACGAACCCATAGAGGTTTAAATTTTACTACTAAGGTCGACTGTGTGACTTCTCCGCCGCCGGCGCCTCTTTGAGCATTAGCACGATCACGTTGTTTGTCTGGAACTGCGCTGGTATTCTTGCCTACATAATATTTTTGTAGTTTGCCAATTTCGCCTTTGAGGAAGTCTATGATGTTGCCGCCACGGCCATCGGACACTGATCGAGTTTCGCCGCCGGTACTGGCCACTGCTTCGTAGTTGCCGCCCTTGGCTCGTATAGCACCTGTGCCTTTGGTTCCTTGTATGATCACCCATGCACCTTTGTAGCTGTCTTTGAGTTCACTCCAGGATATTTTATCAACTGGCTTATACCCAATGTCGTGTGCTAGTTGCATGTCTTTGTGCAACTTTTGGATGACTTCTTTGCCGCCTGGTTGGCCAGCAATCAAGCTCATAGTAGTGCTGGCTTCGTTGACGTAGCCTTCCAGCAATTGAGCAAAAATTTGATAAGATTCTATTCGCATTTTAATTGCACCAGCTTTGTTTAGCTTCACCGTAGTATTCACGGGCAAAGCCGTTGGCAATTAACTGTGTTCGTAAACTCTGTCCGTTTAAAATGATGTCGCCCAATACACGACCACCGAACTTATCCCAACCGTATAAGATGACTTGTCGCTGTTGGCTGGCGTTAACAAGATTTTTAGTGAAAACGGAAGCGGCTTCACCTCGCTGCTTTTCTGAATCGCATTGACCACGGAATCCTTTTTCTGGAGTATCGACGCCGTAGATTCGGACGGCAAGCTCAGGTTTAAGTGGCTGTGGGAGAAAGGGGGCGGCGATAACAATAGTATCGCCGTCGCTCACTCTAATAATTTGTGCATCGTACGTTACACCCTTGGGTGTTTTTTGTGCAAATGCTAGTAGGGGTACTGCTAGTAATATCAACAATAGTTTTTTCATTTTAATCCCATATGACCATTTTAAATCGTTCGTTTGGTATCCCGAAGTAGTTGCACTTCCACGCACTCTGCGCAAAGAAATCTAAGTGATGCCAACTGTCTTTGTATTTAATCAAATCTTTAGCCGCATCGTCCCAATTGATTGCAAGTATTTTAGGTTCTATAAATTCTTTAACTGCGCATATTTCTTCGTAGTCAAAACTATCATATTCCCAATGTAATAGCTCAAAAACATTGCCGTCTCGATCAGCATAATCCATGCTGAAGTCTAATCCCCATTTCGGGCGCATGGCTATGACTTTATGTATTAACGGAAGAGTTCGGGCCCAACGCTGTAGTTGTTCTAGGGCAGCACCTGAATAGGCTTTGCGCTCAAACAATAAACTGTGATTAAGCACAGCACCTTCTATCCTGTGATCTTGTGTGAACCAAGGCTGTTTCAGTGCTACACGATGTTCTCTATGCCGTTTAGGTTTTGACCAATTGCTGTAGGCATAGTGCTTTTCTAGATCAGTTAGATCGTAGCCGTTTTGATCGAACAGGGCAACATCTTCTGCTGTAGGGATAAACACTATTTTTTCTACAGGCTTATCCCAGTAGCCGGTAGCTTCAAACTGATTATCAGTTATAACCACGGTTGACATTCTTGTCCAGGCAATCACTGCATTGACATTCATTGCAATCACATCCATCTGTCATACAACTAAATCCGCAGTGTGCAGTACACCAGCACGAACATTTAGGTTTTAGTCGTTGATACGTTGTGTCGTTATCTTCCATTGTTCGCTCCTAATAATTTATTTTACAATAGGGCCGCCGGTGATCCAGAGTTCGCAGCTACGTGTGCCAGCACATTTGAAATGCAACAAATTGCAGTAGCCTAGATCAGCTGCTTCACGAGTCTTTTCTGCTTGATATGCTTCTTCACCCATACCGTCGTGAATGCAATCATACATTGCATCTGATATGTTAAAGGCAGCACAATTAGCACACTGCATGGTCTTGGCTGTCTTTTCATCAATGTTCCACTGTTTGGCAGCATCCTTCCAGTAGCTGCCAGGCTCATCAGGATTAGCAGGACCGTAATGATGTTTGTCAATGGCAGTTTGTCTGTTCTTGACATTTACTTCTAGATCGTGTGTGGCAATAGGACAGCCCTTGTTGGCTGCTTCTACAATGTTGATATATTTTCTGTACATTTTAATTGTCTACCAATAATAAATCAAAGGCTGCGGTGTATCTACCGTTGTTGGTTCTAGTTGTGATGCGGACATCAATATCTGATTTCTCTGGAATAGGAATAGGAAAAGTAAATTCATAAAGATACTGTCCGCCTGTTCCGCTGACTTCAAAACTGTGTCCTACTCTAAAAGTACTCTGGCCAAAATATCTAACATACATAGAGCCACTGCCATCTGCGTTGGCTTGTGCTGAACAAGTTCCTTTGTACAGATAACCAGTCTTACCAGCAGGCACAGTATAAACTGTCATCAGTGTCTGCCCTGCTCCTGCGGTTATGCGAGCCACTGTGGTAGAGTCTCGTTGTATATCAATATTACCAAGATTAGATACACCGTCTGATACAAACGCTCTAAACACACGACTGAATAAAATTGATCCTGTGTTATTGCTGGCGTTGGTTAGAGTGATAGTTTCTTGTGTTTCATTGTAGTCAGCATCCAGTCCTATAACAGTGACCTGTTTATTAGCATCGCCGGTATTGGCTCTGTCTAGATTAACCACTCCTGCCGTGTTAAATGCTGACCAGGGGTAAACAGTATCGTTGATATCCCATATAGTACCTATGGTGTTTGTGCTCATTGCTGGTACGGCACCAAACTTGTGTATAAAGGAATGATCAGTGATGTTGCCTTCGGCAACCATTTGATTGAACGGATGTTGTTTACGATTGGCCACCAGTTAACTCCAAGGACGGCCTTCTTGTAAGCCTCCGACATTTGCATTGTCTATTACTGTATTTCCTGAATACTTAGTTGGTAGGTTATCTCTATTATATGTGCTAGGTCTCGAAGTCGCTGCTCGTTTTACTGCTGCAATTTCTAATTTCTGTATTTGTCTTTCTTCTCTGCTGCCTCGTTGATTGGTCGTACAGATTACCGTGCAACCGTCTGTGTATCCAATGGCATTTATTAAAGTAGAACTATCGCCGTAGGCAAGACTGCTTTTACTTGGGTCGGTGCTGAGACTTATATTATAATATTCTGTGGGCAGCCCTTCGTCAGCAGCGATGGCTGCAATCAATTGATCTACAGTTATAGTTAAGGCAACCGTTACACTGTCTTGTTTTGCTGTTAGACCTTTGTAATTAATCGTAGCCATTAATTGTTTCCATGAAGTCTAAAACTGTTGCCTCTGATGTCATCAACATGTTTAGGTTTATTTGGGCCGCCACCTGCTGCTGTTGTTACTGCATCGGGTGTGGCATATTGTTCTTTAGGAGTGTTTGAATATTCAGTTGGTTCACCTTTGTCGGCTAGGTCAACAATCTGACGGAATCTTCGAATATCATCGTTGTAGAAATCTTCGTCTTTGATTTCGGGCTTGCCTTGTTTTTGCATAAACCCAACAATATCATCGTAGTTGGCCATATCAACAGGGCCATTCTTACTGAGCTCAATAACTCGCTGAGCAACATCATGTAGGTCTGCATCCTGTTTAACATCTTCGCGAGCCAGTTCTAGCAAGCGTATGAATAAAGGTACATCTAATTGTACTATGTCTGCCATTTCAAATTCTCCAGTTAAATATTTATCGTTAAATACTATACTATGATAAACAAAGAACCTTTCAAACATCTAATTAAAGACCTAAAAGATTCTGGCAAATACCGTACATTTAACGACATAGTTAGAGAGCGCGGCCAGTTTCCTAAAGCTATTTGGTACGGGCCTTACAATATTAAAAATATAGTTAACTGGTGCTCTAATGACTATTTAGGCATGGGCCAGCACAAAGTTGTTCTTGATGCCATGCACACAGCATTGGATCAAACAGGTGCAGGTTCTGGCGGCACACGCAACATTGGTGGACATAGCCACTATCATGTGGCCTTAGAACACGAACTAGCCATGCTGCATAATAAGAGCAAAGCCCTACTGTTTAGTTCAGCATATGTGGCCAATGAATGGGCGTTAATAGCTCTGTCTAAGATTGTGTCCAACATACAGTTTATTTCAGACAGTGAGAATCACAACAGTTTGATAGTGGGCATACAACATTCTAGAGCACCTAAGCAGATATTTGAACACAACAATCTTGAAGATTTAGAAAACAAATTAGCCAACAGCAAACTAGCCGGGTTTACACCCTGCATAGTATTTGAATCAGTTTACTCAATGGATGGTGATGTAAGTCCTATCAAGGAAATCTGCGATCTTGCCGACAAATATCAGGCCATTACATACATCGACGAAGTACATGCGGTAGGACTTTATGGAACCCACGGTGGTGGGAAAGTTGAAGAGCTGGGGCTTGAATCCCGTGTTGACATAGTCAACGGTACATTAGGGAAAGCCTATGGAGTCCAAGGTGGCTATATAGCTGCCGATGCTGATGTCGTCGATGCCATCCGTTCAGTAGCTGCTGGATTCATATTCACAACATCTATGAGCCCTGTTTCGTGTGCAGGGGCTCTGGCTGCGGTCAAGTACCTAAAGGATCACGGCGAACTGCGAGAACTCCATCAAGAACGTGCTCGTAAACTCAAACATAGATTAGCCAAGCATGGCATACCAGTGATGGAATGTTCGACTACGCATATCGTTCCAGTGTTGGTAGGAGATGCCAAACGATGCAAAGCTATCAGTGATACTCTGCTCAATGAGCATAACATCTATGTTCAACCAATCAATTATCCCACAGTGGCTGTGGGCACTGAACGATTGCGTTTCGCACCCACCCCCTATCACGATGATGGTCTAATAGAAGATCTTATCACTGCCCTTAAGCAGGCTTTTGAGAATCACCCGGCGCAAGTCTAAAACGATCTTCGATGTAGTCTGCGGTGCCTACTTCAAAGATCATTGAATTAGGTGCCAAGGATTCTATTTGGTGGGGGCCAAGTTCTGCAAAGTCGGCAGTCTTGCCCTCTTCCAATATAGCTTCTTTGATCTCGCCGGTGCTGACATCGATATACCTAACCTTAAACTTACCAGAGTTAACAAACCAGCTCTTGCGTTTGTCTTTGTGAAACACTAGACTGGTCTTTGCGCCAGCACGTTCAAATACCAATAGCTTGCCACAGTACTTGTCATTGTTGGCAAAAACTATTTCAAATCCCCAGCCCTTGTCTATCTTGCCTAGTTGTTGTAGATTCATAGTCGTTTCTCGATGATCTTATCAACGAGTCCGTATTCCAATGCTTCTTCTGCTGACATGAATGTATCACGATCCATATCACGTTCAAACTCAGCGTAGGTCTTGCCTTTGGTATTGTGCTTGACATAGAGTTTAGTGAGTATGTCTTTCATCTTTGTGATCTCTTTGTATTGTATCTCGATGTCGCTTTGCATACCACGAGCACCGCCCGACGGCTGATGGATCATATGACGGGCATAGGGCAACATGTAGCGTTTGCCCTTGGCTCCTGCTTGTGCTAGGAATGACCCCATTGAACATGCCTGTCCCATTACATAGGTACACACATCGGGCTTGATGAACTGCATGGTATCATAGATGCTCATGCCACTGGTGATAACACCACCCGGGCTGTTGATGAACAAGCTGATGTCTTTGTCTGGATTTTCACTTTCCAGAAACAGCAGTTGTGCTACGATAGTATTAGCCATTTGATCTTCTACAGGACCGTTTAACATAATAATGCGTTCTTTGAGCAAACGGCTGTAGATGTCATAGGCCCGTTCGCCTTTGCTTGTGGATTCGATTACCATTGGTACTAGCATTAATGTTTCCTTTGCGTTATAAAGTTAAAGTATAACTGTTCTAATAATTATTGTCAAGGCTCTTGATTTCTTTGTAATCTGAGTATATAATAAGCGTGTAATCGGTAATCAGTTAAATACTGTTTTGTAAGAAATCCCAAAATGAGCACTTTACTTTTAAACGCAGACATGCAACCAGTCAGCCTTTTGCCTCTATCAACTGTAGATTGGCAGGAGTCCATACGGTATATGGTATTAGACAAAGTCGAAGTACTGAGTTGGTATGACGATTGGATCGTGCATTCTGCTCGATGGAGCACCCGGGTACCTGCGGTTATGATGCTGAAGGAATATCAAAAACCCAAACATACCATGAGATTGAGCAAGCGAAATATCTTCTTGAGAGATCAGTATCACTGCCAATACTGTGGCGTAGATGTAACAGAATCCACAGCCACTTTGGATCACGTGCATCCTGTTTCTCTTGGCGGTAAAACCACTTGGGAAAACTCTACCACAGCATGTAAGCCCTGCAACTATCGCAAGGCTGCTCATACCAAAATGAAACCAAAAACTCTGCCCTACAAGCCGCATTTTTGGGATTTGGTTGAAAAGCGCAAGCGCCGCGGCTATCACATCCAGCACCCAAGCTGGGCTGACTATCTTTTGACTTGACAAACACAGCTTCTGGTGCTATAATATATACTATTAACAGCACTAGGAGTTTTTGTGAAGTATATCTTAGCTATGTGGGATCGAGATGGTTTTGAGTGTCTTCAAGACATCACACACTTCCATCCAGAAAACTACGACAAAGAACAATTGATATCAGTGCTCAAGGGCAACGGTCTTCACACCAATCCCCTGGGCCATCAGATCAACGCAATGATGCTACGGGCTAGATATAACAGCCAGCGTTGCTATGAAATCTATATGTTCAGCACACAGGACGACATAGATTTCAAAGACGTAGAAGATTGGATGATCGCTGATCCCCAGAGTCTAGTTGAATGGATACGTGCCAATCACTACTCCAAGGTGTTCAGCGACTATCGCCCTAATTATAAACCTGCAATCGTTTAAGGAACAAAATGCGTACACAACCAGAATCCATCATCCGTAGCCTAGAAGAACACCCTAGCCGACTCAACAAAGAAGACATCCTCAGGGTGGCCATGGAAGAAGGGCTAGATGAGTTTTTCGAAGGTGTCAGCATGTGCCTAGACAATCTCTACACATTCGGAGTCAAACAGGTGCCCGTCAAGGAAGAAGCGGGTGGGCAGGGTCTTGCTTGGGTCAACTTCAAACAACTGGCCGAGAGCCTGTATCGTCGTGAACTCACAGGACATGCTGCTCGAGATGCCATCCAATTGGCCATGGGTGTGGCCACTCAGGGTCAATGGAACGACTTTTATCGACGCATCTTGATCAAAGATCTGCGTTGCGGAGTCTCAGAAAAGACCGTGAACAATGTGGCTAAAAAGCAGAAACATCCCAAATATGCTGTGCCTGTGTTTGAGTGCATGTTGGCCCATGATGGTGCTAATCACGAAGCCAAAATCACTGGCAAGAAGATACTACAGCCCAAACTAGACGGTGTCCGT